ATATCTCACGACGTACTTAATGACATTGCCTTGAAAAAAATTTAATTTATTTTCCATGATAAAATCAAAAGGTTGTATCTTTAATTTATAATGATCTCCTCCCTCTTGATGATCAGATGCTTTTATAAAAAAATCTTTGTTTGTCACAACTGATAACCATGCCTTTCTTTTTTTGCTCTCATTAAATAAAGATTATTTTTAGCACGAGTCGCTCCAACATACCAGACTCTATGTTCCTCATCTCTTTTTTCATGGTCATACATAACAGCATCTCTAATTTTTTGAGAGTTATCTAAAATTAAAACTACAGAATCTTCCTCACCACCTTTGGCTGCATGAATCGTTGATAGTTTTATCCTTGCATCCTCTGATAATTTTTCACCGTTTGACAACATGTGTCTTAAATAATCTCTTTCTACCATGGGTACAGCTGTAAAAACTTCATACCATGGTTTAGTTTTATCTGGTTCGTCACCACAACACTCCAATATATCCTTTATCTCGTTATCTTCTAACAGCTCACCCTTCGTCCAATTTGTATAATTAACAATTGTTTTGTAAAGTTTTGCCTTAAAACTTTTACCTTTTTTATATTGATAATACAATCCCATCTCTTGTAATTTTTTCATCACGTTTTTTAATTTACTATTGGTTCGTGAAAGAATTAACCATTTACCTTTTTCTAATTGTAACTGACCAATATTATTGACATACTCAATCTTGCCTTCAATATCTTTTGGTAAATATTTTTTATATACTTTGATGCCTTGTATTCTTTCTGTAATAACTTTTGATAATTCTTGAATAGATTTTGGTATGCGTCTGGATTGTGTTAAGATTTGTTCTGTGCCAGGCTCCTCAATAAAACGTGTAACATCTGCTCCTGCCCACTGAAATATTGCTTGGTCATCATCCCCTGCAAGATAGATATTATTTGTTTTAGTTTTTAAAATATCATACATCATCCACTGTAGGGGTGAAAGATCTTGGGCCTCATCAATAAATACAGCGTCAAAGTTTGGACACAATTCAGGTTTGTTAACAAATCTTTTTATCATGTCATTAAAATCTAATAAATTATTTTTCTTTTTATACTCAGCTAAGTTTATGATGATATGACGTAAAAGACCCGGATCAATATCTCGATCTTGATATTCTTCAATATCTTGGTTCTGCATTTTATTTATGGTTTGAAAATAAATATTGTCCGATGTTAAAAAATGTATTTGTTGATCATTAAATTTATCGGCGTAGTTTACTCGTATGCCAAGAATCTTACCTAGGTCTTCATAGTGATAAGGTTGCATCACACTATCTTCGCTAAGACCGAGAGTGTGAAATGCAAAAGCGTGAAGTGTTTGAAAGTATTTTAATTTTTTATCGGGTAAATTTATTCGACTCTTCGCTTCATTAGCAGCTTTACGAGTGAAAGCAAAATAGCCAACTTTTTTTATATCATATTGTTTTACAAGTTCTAAGAGTTTAGAAGTTTTTCCTGTACCTGGCGGGCCATAAATTTTGTGCACTTTACAAGATGTCATTTTTATCTTTCATCTCAATAATTTCATCTGCAGTTTCTTCTTTTGTAAAATATTCTAATGAGATCTTCACACAATAGATTCCCTGTTCTTTTGATTTAGGAAATCTTTTTCTTTCTCCAAAGGTTGCTTGATAACTTTTTTGCATCATGGTCGCTGTTCTATCCTCTTTTATTTTCCAGTCTTTATTTTTTAAATGATTAAAAAAATGTTCGTAAACAAAGTATGCATAGTTCTCCTCAATTAAAGTTGACCCACTTTTAAATGATGCATAGGTCTTCGCGATCACTTGAAAGATATAATCATTTAAATATTTATGTAGTTGCTCTTCAGGACTTGTTCCTGAAGCTGGTTGCATGACTTCCTCTGTATCTTTCAATCGATCAAGTATAATTTGAAAATCGTTATCTTTTATCTTTGGAGGAATGACAGATGTTTGTGCAGCAATTAATTTTCTAAGTTCTCGCATTTCTATAAGTTTATCGATCGTTCTTGCAACGATTTGTTTTTTAGTTTCTCCGCTACCTTTATCTGGTAATGTAACTGTAAACCAAAACTCTGGTTCTGGTTTATAATCATACTTCACTAAATTAGATAACATTGGCCAAGTTTTCTTTTTGTCTGATGCGATACCAAACTCTCGTCTAACACAGACTGATTTTACACAGTGATTAACGATTGGATCTTCAGTGCAAGTGTGTCCCTTAGTTTCTTTCTTCCATGCTTTAATTTTTGATTTAACTCTATTGTCATCCCACTCTGGAGAATATTCAAAGTATTTTCTTGCTGCCTCTTCTACTTTCTTCTCCCAGTTATCAGGGTATTTTTTCTTCGCAAAAACCATATAATTATATAGAAATCTATCTCGTCCGTCATTTAATTTATTTTGAGTTAACGCTTGCAAACATGGAGGACCATCATTAAACTCTTCGTCCCCAGATTTTAATTGTTTATTTATTATCTCTGAACCAAAATTTTCTATGGACTCTTGTGTTTGTAAATTTGTTTCTACAATCTGTATAAACTGTTCTAATGTAAATTCTGTTCCATCGTGTGGATTAACTGCAACTCGTTCTGTTTTATTGTAATAAGGTAGATTGATAAAGTTACCATTGATTTTTGTTCCGTCGTCCGTGGTTCCTAGTTCTGTTTGCTTTGGAAATATTTCTGTGGTTTGTTTTAATTTAAATGTAAATAATAATTTATCTAAAAAGTTTCTAATTAAACTTGCCTTAATTTTTTTCTCTAAGAAAACAAAAATATGTAGACCACCACTCTTTGATCGAACAGGAACAACAGGTAGTTCCCATTGAATAATAATATCAAAAAAATATTTAGGATTAAAATCTTTATATTTTTTAGGATCAATATCTATCGCACCAAACTGTGCCATACCCTCATCATCACAAGGTTGAATGCCGATAGATTTTTCTCCGTTTATATGATCAATGTAATCTTGATCTGTAACTGCGTCTTGTGACCAACCATAATCACCTGGTTTAAATTTTAACTTTCCAGTTTCGGGATCGGTATAACCATTTTTAACATTACAATAACCATAGTTACGCTCTAGACCAGAAAATATTTTTATAAACCTGTTCTCCATTTTCTACTTTCTTGATGGGCAGTTTTACCTGCCCATCGATGTTTAAACTAAATTGGTGAATTAGATTTATCAGAAGTTTCACCATGCTTAACTTGAACGTCTCCCTTAGAAACACTTTCAGAAAAAGCTTTTGCCTGTGAATATAAAGCAGCCTCTTGTACTTGACCCACTTTACTAATCTCCCAACCAAACCACGTTCCTTTATCATTAGATTGTTGAACGGTCTTTAGATTATAAATGTGGCTAAAAGATGCCGGAGTAAATAATCCATTTTTACCTTTAAGTTTGATTTGAGCGATCATGGTATTCCACTTTCTACTAATTTTTAATTGAGTAGATTTCATAGCAATCAATGCAGTGGATGGTGTTTCCCCCATGGTTATCACAAAATGACTTGCTGTCTTTTCAATATAGTTACCACTTTGTAATCTATCTTTGTAGTCAGCTCCTCTTGTTGTTTGTGATAGGATATCACTACTTGACGGGTGAATTTGCACTGGAGCTCCGGGGCCATCGCCTCTGTCTCTCCACTCAATGTATTCCAGTTTGTAATGACATGGAACAACATTGATGCCTTTTTGTCCGTCAAATAATTCAGAAGTTACTGAGTTATAAATCATGCCGGGTTCTGCACCTTCGACATATTTACCATCTCTTTTGTTAACCTCTGGAGATAATTGACCAAGTATTTTTAAAAAGGGTAAAGCTAAATCTTCTTGAGTTAACTTACCAATACCTTGGCCAGCATCAGCTTCAAACATATTTGTTGCTAATGCATTTTCTTTTTTCGTTGTTACTTGTGCTTTGCTCATGGTTCTTATTTCCTTGTTATTTTGGTTCTGCTTCCTGCGAACACGTTAAATAGTTCAGAGGGCATATCTAGTCCATTTTCGATACGCTCTCTGACTAAAGCTTTAAGTGTCATTGGTTCAACCTTTAATTTTTGGACTGGTTGATACCCTTGACCTTGTGCAAGGTTCGCATAATTGCTAGCCTTGTTATCTTCGTTACGACCAAAGGAAACGGTTACCTCATTTTTAATAAGGTCGCCTAGGTCGTTATCTCGAAGCCATTTAAATGCTTCCTCCTTTTTTGCGATAGGAATAGAAGCACCGTAGACGGGTTTCACTTCAACGGCGGATCCGTCTGCTAATTTCATCGTGCTTATGTTCATCTCTTGCATCATCGTCGGTATAACTTCACCTCCAACCATGTCGATTTGTTTTTTAAGTTCTTTGACATGGGCCTCCACCTCTGCAAGTTCATCTTCTAGTTTTTTTAGTTTTACTACTTGTGAAGATAAATCACCTGCATCATCAATTTTAGATAATGAAGATGTTTGATCCTCTTCAAAGTTTATATTATTCATCTATTTCTCCTTTCTGGTATAGATTAATTTGAATTGGGTAATATCTTCTTTCTTGTTTATCCCATTTCAAAAGTTTATATTTGCCGTTTGTAATATCAGATACAATACTACAAGCAACACCAATTATTGCAGGATCACCTGTCAATAATAGAAAGTCATTTGAGTTATAATTTTTTAACAGCTTACGAAGTTTAAACACTAATGGACCTGGAGACAAAATAATTTGAGAAGTTTCCGGTAATAAAACTTTCAACTCACCAAATTCAGATGCACCTATAATATTTATTTTAGGGCGACCCTCTCTTGTACCTGGTATGTCTTGTACGACATATACTAAATTATCCTTCATAACTTTCTTGACAAGACTATATCGACTATGTTATGCGCTGTCAATAGAAAGAAGAACTTAAATTATGGATTATAAATTTAAAACGACGCCATTCGCGCATCAATTAAAAGCGTTAGAAATGTCATGGAAAAAAGAAAACTTTGCCTACTTTATGGAGATGGGTACAGGTAAATCTAAAGTATTAATAGACAACATTTCTATGCTTTATGATAATGGCAAAATCAATGGTGTCTTAATTGTGGCACCTAAGGGTGTATATAAAAACTGGCATGACTCAGAGATACCCACACACATGGCAGACCATGTGGAGAAAAAAATGGTTTTATGGCAAGCGCTTATTAACGAAAAGCAAAAGAAAAAATTAAGTACATTGTTTGAGAGCGGTGAAGATTTACATATTCTTATTATGAATGTTGAAGCTTTCTCAACTAAGAAAGGTATGGATTTTGCTGAACGATTTTTAGCTTGTCACAAATGCATGATTGCGATTGATGAATCAACTACTATAAAAAATCCTGGAGCTAAACGAACAAAAAATATTTTAGCTTTATCTAGGTATGCTAAATATAAAAGAATCTTAACAGGATCACCGGTTACTAAATCACCATTAGATTTATATACACAATGCGAGTTCCTTGATCCGTGGTTATTGGGTCATAGTTCTTATTACACATTTAGAACCCGATATGCCATGATGCGAACTGCAAACTTTGGTGGTCGTTCTGTACAGATTGTTGTGGGTTATAGAAATCTAGCAGAACTGTCCGAGAAACTAAAACCTTTTTCTTACAGAGTTTTAAAAGATGATTGTTTAGATTTACCTAAAAAAACTTACATGAAACGAATCATACAATTAACATCAGAACAATCTAAACTTTATGATCAAATGAAACAGTTAGCTTTAGCCGAACTTAATGGTAAGGTTACAACTACAGCTACCGTATTAACTCAACTTATGAGACTACACCAGATTACTTGTGGACACTTCAAGTCTGATGACGGTACAGTTCAAGTTTTAAAGAATGAAAGAATCACTGAACTTACTAACATATTAAATGAAGTTAGTGGAAAAGTTGTGATATGGGCACATTGGAGAAACGATATAGAAACAATTGTCGAACAGTTAAAAAAAGACTATGGTGATAACTCTGTGGTTACTTACTACGGAGATACTTCTTCTGATCAAAGACAAGAAGCAATTAAACAAATGCAAGATCCAAAAAGCAAAGTTAGATTTTTAGTCGGCACACCACAAACAGGGGGCTACGGGATTACACTCACAGGTGCATCGACCATGATCTATTATTCTAATGGTTATGATTTAGAAAAACGTCAACAGTCTGAAGCAAGGATTGATCGTATTGGTCAAACAAAACCCATGACCTATATTGATCTCTTAGCTGAAGGCACGGTTGATGAAAAGATTGTTAAAGCTCTTCGTAAAAAAATAGACATTGCCTCTACCATTATGGGTGAAGAATTAAAAGACTGGATTTAGTCAAAATACAGGGGTCACCGTGGGTCATGGAAGAGTTGTTTCGTTAAAAATTAAGGCTCTCAGGAAGGATTTTTATAGTAGATCTAGGCCTTTTGCAGCTAAAAAAGCTAGTCCAGTAATAATGAGTCCTAGGACGTAGTCTATCTTTTTAGAGGTCTTATCAATGTCTTGATGCATGTGTTTGAGGTGATTGTTCTTAATGGTGTTAATATCTTTTTTTAATCCTGTAATATAGCCATACAAAGCTACGATATGTTCTCCAGTTGTTTTAGGATCTTTTGCCATTATCTCCCTCCAAAGGCTCTAATTCTATCGATAGTTTGCTCTGACGTCAACGGTGTT